TCATCTCCACCAGAGAAATCATCTCCACCGCCCATGTCGTCACCGCCACCACCGTCAGAACCACCTCCGCCTTCACCTGCGCCAGCACCACCGCCACCGAGTTTATATTTCTCGTTTTCTGCAATATCTTCATCTGTAAGTTTCATGATTTTTCTAACTAACCATTCAATATGTAACCAAGATTTACCTTCTTCATCAACCAAATTACTTGATAATGTAGAAACAATTTCGGCTCTTTTTGCCAAGTTATTTAAGTATTTCCATTCTTCAAATAATTCATTTGAATTAAATTCTAATTTAATTTTTGAATGAAATAAATTATCATCTTTTAATTCTGGATAATCTAAAATCATCTGAATTTTTAATGGTTTTGTCATTATTTCTTTAAAGATTGTTCTTAATCTTTTTATATAATTACCAAATTTTATTTCATCTCTTGTGATTTCACTTGAATCATTATATATATTACCACCACCAGATTCTTCATCAAATCTTGAAAATGGTAATTTACTTGCTCTTTTTAAAATTTTAAAGAACCACTGTAGCATAGTATCTTCATTTAAATCAGTACCTTGTGCCGCCATTATTTGTATGTCTGGTGTTCCTAAATCTGAATTTGGAAACCAAAAGTCTTTACTATGTGGTATATCTGTTGAGCCATTGATACTAACTGTACCCATTGTATCATCCCATTGAACATCTTCATGATATTCAGACATCAATTCATAAATTTGTTGTTCTGCTTGTTGTCTTGTTAAACCATTTGTTGGTATAATAAATTTCTTATAAATAGCGGCTTGATTAATATTATAAAGTAATCTTGTCTGTTCCAACATCTTCAATTGGTTATATGGTCTAATTAAATTCTCAACATAACTTGTTTCAGCAAATTCATTATTATTTGAATATGAAATATAAACAACTTGCGAATCTAATAAAACTCTTCGCTGTTGTGGATTATCTGGATATTGAACCCATATAATTGTTGCTGTACCTGGATCAGTCGCAACAACTAATGTCATTGGATCAATCGGAGATAATTCTATAATATGTTTTTGTTTATTATCATATACAATTTCATATGCGATAAATCCATCTATTAAGAAATTTTTAAAATAATTCCATGCTGTTAATCCATCACCAAAACCAAAATTTCTATATATTTTGTGAAATGATTCCTGATAACGTTGTTTGATTGTATTGTCAAATTCATCTGGTAAATCTGCGACTTTGCAAAAATAATTATCATCATCATAAATAATGGCTTCATCTGCGATTTGAGTTAAAAAATCTTTAATCTCGTCTTTAATCGCATATTGACGTAATATTTTTCTCTTATCTTCATATGCTCTATCTAGGTAAGCAATCGATTTTCTATTTAACATTTTTGATAATATCTTCTTTGTGAAAATATCATACATATTATTACCACCTTCTTGTCCTTCTGGATCTTCATGTATGCCAGCAGAATAAGTATTTTTTATTATCATATTATCATAATCCATTCCCCAATTAGATAAATTTCTTAATTGTCTATTTAAGAAACCTCTATTATCGACAGATTGTGAGATTGATGATTCCGGTTTATTGTTTGTATATCTATTATATGATGCCATAATTTTTTATTATTTTATAGAGTTATATATTAAATAAATATAGTCTATTTTATTATTTTGAGATGTTTCTCAAATAACGCAACTTGTTTATGGTATTTTATAGAATCTTCTTGATAATTTTCTATTAATTTATCATGATCTTTTATGATTTCTGCTAACGTATCTTTTTCTTCTGATTCTGGTAATTTGATGAATAATTCTTTCATTGATTTAGAATTATATCTTTTTGGATCACACATTAATATTTCAGGTGCTATCTTTATTGAGATCATATATGATTTAGCAATTTTTAGATAATCATACCCAGTTACAGTGTGATTCATATCACCATTTCTTTTCAAATCATTATATAATTTTTTCATATCAAATGGTAATTGTCGTTCTTCTGTTAAATCTTTTGCATCAGCTATTTTAGATAAATCTTCTTTGTGTATTCTAAATAAATAATTAAAATAGATAATTTTATATTTTGGTGGTAAGTATTCAAGATTTATCGCAAATAATATATTTTTGCCTGATTTCTCATTTTTTTCAAATCCCAAAGTTAATATTGGACACCATATTTTATTTCCATTATAATTATATTGTATAAGATAAAATTTATATGGTATTACTTTATTTAAATTAACTTCCAATATTTCTGTTCTGTTTGGTTGTTTTTTTAAATTAAAAAGTTTATCTGTCATTATATTCACAAAATGTGTCATTGAATGAGTTTTTAATCCCATTGCTCCATACATATATTCCTCAAAATTTGAAAACATTCCCATTATAAATTAAAGTCTTTTGATTTTTTGATTTTATCACATTCTTTGAATACTTCTGGTCGATTATTTTTGATATATTCTGTAATTTCTGTGATTTTTTCACTGTATTTATCTTCATCATAATCAGTAAATCGACTTATATATTCTTCCATGAACTCAAAAAAATTAAGTTTATTTGTACATATATCAACACCTTCATCAATTAAAAATTCCATTACTTCAATAGTTGAATCATCAAATGCCCAACATAAAGCATTTTCACCATTGTTTGTAGTGATATTTATATCTGAACCCATATTAATTAATTTTCTCAATAATTCTATATTATTAAATTTATAAATAGCCCATAGAAACACTGTTATACCTTCATTGTTTTGTATATTTATATTATCCATGTATTCAACTCTTTTTTCATAATCAAGACTACTATGATATGAATCAATCAAATTTTTTAATCGTTCACTGTCATCAAGTTTTGTATTTTCAAATAGTTTATAATATTTAATATATTTCATTTTTTTACATTATATTATTTTCTTTAAGATGTCCTTCGTGTATAATAACAAATTTCATTTTATTTGCGTTACACCATTTGACCGCAGATTCCCATTTTAGCATATTTTTTTGAAATGTTTTTAATTGATATTCATATGTTTCTAATGCTTTTACTGTTTCTTTTGTTGGTGGTTTTGGTGGTTGTGTTTCTTTAAATGGTTTTACTTCAACAACAACTCGTTGAAAATTGTGTGGATCATTATTAATCATTAACTCATAATAAAAATCAGGATAATATCTATGTGATTTTAATACACCATTTGATCTATCTTCAGTGTAATATGGTATTGTAATGTTTTCTGACCCCCATCTTAATATTTTGTCATTTCGATCTAAGAACATCATAAATTTTAATTCCCAACCAGAACGATATATACATTTATTAGGATCGCCCATAAATTTATTTGTATTGATTATTTGATAAAAACCTTGATTATATCTTTTTTTACCATTTCTTTTTCTTCCGCCACTTGAACTTGGCTTTCTATTATTTCCCATAATAGTATATATAAAAAAAAGATATAAAAAAAGGACTATTATTTGATAGTCCTTTATGTGTTTAGAAATTATGTAGTCCTTTACCATCGTTGCTTGAATCTAATGATATAAATTTTACATAATTTTTTTGATGAGATTTTTTTCCTCGTAGTTCATTGAATTGGTAAGTCATACCTCGTTTAGCAATTTCAGTATAATAAGGTAATGCTTTTTTATATTTTCTTTCATCAAAACCATACCAGTTTTCTAACATCATTAAAAGACCATTTTGAAGACAATCTAATTCTTCATCTTTGTCTTTATATCTGTTTGACATTTTTTTGATTAGTTTAGTGCCAATTAAACTAAAATATTTTTCGGCTTTTCTTGTTAAATTACCTTTACCTTTACTCAGAACTATTTCATAGAATAAATCTGTATCATTTAAATAATTTGCCATAAATTTTATTTGCATATTTTTTGATACATTTTTAATGTATGTTTTTTTAATGCCTTTATTTATTTCGATGTATTTAAAATATTGGGTTTAATGCCCAAGTTACAAATTATATACAAAAAAATAAAAAAGTTTTATAACAAAAAAATCATCAACACATATTAAAAGATTGATGATTTTTTTTTATTAAATTAATAAAATAATTATTTAATTAATTTTTTTCTTGCTTCTACTTTTTGTCCTTTAACATCATTTAACTCTTTTGTTAATTTATGTTTTAAAACTAAAAGATTATTAAAAGTAGTTTCCATTTCTTTGTTTTCTTTGATAAGATTAGAATCTTTCATTAATTCGATTGATTCATTAACATCTTTCAATTTCATATCAATTTGTTTTTCTTTGTCTTCTAAACCTCTTAATGCTTTAAGTTCAACAGACAATTTATTTTCAAAGAATTTTGATAAATCATAATCTAAATCTTTTTGTACATCTTGAATAATTTCTGTTGCGTTTTCATAAGCATAGAACTTAGAACCATATCTTGAATCATTAGAATACATATACATTTTGTCTTTATAATTAAAAACAATTGATTCGTTGAATTGATTTAAAATATTAGATACTTTTAATGCTATGTCTAAATCTACAAATTTATCAGAATTATTAACACAAGTTTCAACTAATACATAATAATCTCTATTTAATAAAGGTACTAATGGAGAATTAAATAATGTTTCTAATGTTGTTTCTTTATCTAATTTTGTACCATTTACTGAAATACTTTTATTCTTTGTTGATACACCAACAGTAAGATTTTCATTAATTTTAAAAGAGATATTATCTTCTGAAATTTCACCTTTTTGTAAAATTTGTTCTAATAATCTTATTTCTCTAATTTTATCTGCATCTTTAATATAATCATCAACAAATACTTGTTTAATTTCTGATTCAGCAATTAAAAACCATTTATTAATTAAAAACGCTAAATGTCCTTCATCAACTTTTTCTACTATTGTGAAAATTTTCTCACCTTTACCAGAATTAATTAAATTTTGTCTTTCGATAGGATTACTATTCATTTTCAATAAAAAATGTTTGATTTCTGGAATCCAGTCATACATACCTAATTCATTAACAACGCCTTCCATACGTGTATCATCACTTGGTTTATTAATTATTTCTAATAATGTAACTAATGTTTGTCTGTATAATTGACCATGATTTTTTCTTTCTACTTTTTTGTATAAATCTTTTAATTCCATGATTAATGGAAATGCTTCCATTTCATCCTGAACTGATTCTAAAAATGCTTTAACATCTGGGTCATAACCATAAGGTGCTAATGTAATTTTTAAACTCTCGTTAATTTCTAACTCAGAAAAATTATCATATTGTTCTAAGTGGTTTTGTGCTACTTTACTAATTTCAAGTTGCTCTAATGTTAAACTACCTTTGAATTTAAATAGTTCCATTTTTAAGTTTTTCATACTTTAATGCTTCTTTTTTGTATGTATGTGGCACCTTTTCGGTTTTCTATACATAATATAACTTATTACTATATATTTATAAAAATATCTACTTTTTTTCTAAAATGATATATTAATATATAAGTAAAAATATAGTCATACAATGAAAACACTTAAAACATATAACCAATTATTTGAAGGAAAAAATGAAGATTATACAATTGATATAGATATGGTTGTTAATGATGAATTAAATGATTCATTAATGGAAATTCAAGGTTTCATTGGTCAAAAATGGGGTGATACTGCTGGTGTATTTTTTTCTGAATATGATGATGCTGAAGAATATTGGGATGAATGTAAGACATATGAACGAATAGAAATATTGATTGGATATGTTGAGCGTGAAGATAGCGATGATAATGTAAATCATGAAAAATGTGAATGGCTTATTGATGTATTAGTTGATTTGAGAGATGATACACATAAAGTTGAGATTAAATCAGATAGAATGAAACAACACATAAATAGTATTAGAAAAAATTTAAAAGTAATTGATTTTAATTTATAGATGAAAACATTAAAAACATATAAACAATTATACGAACAAAACGAAACAACACAAGATATATATTATTACATTAGAGATAATAGAATAAAAAACTTGAAACAATGGTTGATTGATGGTGGTGATATAAATTTGGTATTAAGAGATGATTATACTATTTTGATGTATATTATAAAACGTAGTAATGTAGAATTATTGAAAGTCATTATAGATCATCCAGATTTAGATATGAATTATACGAATCCATATGATGAAAATGCTTTAACACTTTTATTAGAAACAAAACCATCAAAAAAAGTAGAAATGTTAAAAATATTATTAAGAGATAAGAAATTAGATATTACACATAATTTAGATTATAATTATAGTATTATACA